CCCCTGTGGCCCTCTGGAGGCTACCCCCTGGTGGTCTTTGCCCCTGTGGCCCTCTGGAGGCTACCCCCTGGTGGTCTTTGCCCCTGTGGCCCTCTGGAGGCTACCCCCTGGTGGTCTTTGCCCCTGTGGCCCTCTGGAGGCTATCTCTAATCTTTGTTACTTTCTTCTTCATGAAATTCAATATTTTTGACCAATTTCGATTTGCCACCATCGTTTACATCATTTGCATAAAAATCACCATTCACTGCAAAATCATCACAATCAAATGCCGAAATCCACAATTTTGCAATTGTCACCTCATTTGGCAAAACAATTATTTCTAATTTAGCAATACCATCGATAGTTTCACCGTTATGGGTAATTTTTGTATCAGCACCTGTCAAACCAAGTTTAATGTTTATGTTCACATTTACTCAATAATAGATATTAATTACTACAACCATCAGCATTTGGAAATGGCATAGGAAAAATGCTAACACCAAGAGACGTGTTTAATACCGGATCTACATATGCCGTCGATGTAGTGTTAATCATAACGCTTTCGTTAACTGGATATGTAATGCTACCATCTCCTATGGTCATACTTGGCACATCGAATGCAATAGTGCCATCCTCATTGTTAAAAACAAAATCCATAGACGTTCGGTCGTTACATCTGATTCTATCTACCAATTCAGGGCTGGTGAACATTAGTTGTGCTTCAATTTCTACCCCGAAATTACCAATGTTCAAATATCTTGCACCAAGTGTAGCGATAACCTTTTCTGCTGTAACATTGTTGTTGACTGTAATTTTCAAAGATTTAAAGTCAGTGGTAAGACCGTTGTCATCTGTATCTAGCACACGTAATCGCACAATATCTGATGAGGTATTAAATGCTTTTATTTGTGTTGGAGTGAGAGGTGGGTCCACATCAGGATTGCGTATTTCCCCTGGTGGACGAGAATCTGTGCCAATAAACCCATAAGTGATTCCTGCTTTACCACCAATTGGAATATCAATAGTCATTACATTACAGTAATTCCCTTTAGAATAATGATAACGATTACTTCCGTCTATTCCTAAATTGCTATAATCAATTTCAAACTGAAATGATTGGGAGGTGAAATCATCATGATCGGTGGGAACATTTCGGAAGAACTCACCGAAAATGATGTCTACTCTAGTTTCTGGTGACAAATCATCAGACTGTAAGGCCACATCTACCCGATCAAAAACTACAGTGTCGGTATTGAGTATTATGCACCGAGCATACCCCACCATAGTATTGCCGTCAAAACCATTTAAAATAGTATCTTCACCAGATGCAGATATAGACCCGATATGGACAACTTCACCGGGGAGTAGTCCCAAACCCCCTAATTCGGTACCGATACCAGTTGCGGCCAGTGTCGCTTGTTTTTGGATAGGATCCCATGTCCATGTAGGACCAAGGGATTTATACCCAGTGAATGAAACTCTAAAATCTGCTGTTTCATCAATCAAGGTCTCAATCACTTGTATTTGGGTGTCTCCGAGTACGGCATCAACTGATATTTGCTTTAGTCCATTATTGCCATCATTCACACCTCCAGTGATCCAAAGTAAAGTGCCAACTTTCAGTTTTTCGGCTTGTTCTGCATTGAGAGATTGTACGGTATAAGCGTCTGATACCACAGATGTCGATTTAATTTGTGTCACATTTGAGTTAACACCTATTGAGAAACAAAACCCCGCGATAAAATCACGAAATGCAGACATAGTAAGATCGGTTTCAAAATCAACAGAGCTATCTAAATCAGTGATAATCCCTTTTAGTTGCTGACGGTTACGGCTAATGGGACTACGGGAGACTGTAGATATTTCCGCGCCAAAGCTGGTTATGTCGTTCGGTTCTAATGCGTGCCAGTCGGTACCAGGGACATTAAGCTCTGTTTCCAGAACATATGCCATGGCGGTTGTGTTTGTCAGAACTCTACCCATTGGAAAGATCCTTTTTACTTGATTTCATCATAATCAAATCTGCATTCAACAAGATGTTGGTACCATTTCCCAGAGACACCCGTTTCTACTATCGTTGTGGCCCCAAAATCTAAGCCTGAAAAGCTAAATCCTTCGAATATGTCAGCAGCTTCAGTTGATAGACCATCCCCCTCTAAAGTACCGCCGTTTGCCTTGGTATATACTTGGATGAAGACAGTCGCTCTAGTCCTAAAACGTCGATTTGCAGAATGTCCGAGTGTGCTTTGTACCCGTACACTGTGTCTAACTGTCAATCGTACCCATGGAATATCAATAGGTTCATCAAAGTTTTCATTGTCGAAGGTTATCAATGATCTATCAACGCCGGTATAGCTATCGAGCATTCGGCAATAAATCGCTGTACGTGCTTCGTTGAGATTCATAGTTCGATCACGGCTTTGAGTATGGCTCTTTGAATAAAACCAGCAGGAGCTTGGTTTGAATGGCCATCATTGAGATTGGGAACATAGGGTACATTATTTGTCATGAAAACATCACCTTGATCTAGTGTATACTGTGTGGCGATATTTGCAATTCCTTGCGACTGGGTAGCGACAGCCGTACTAATATTGCCCGTGCTGGAGATAGATGCATTAATCAATGGAACTCCTATCGACGGTACCCAATTTGCCTTAGACCACCCAGTGTCAACCGGATTCGTTTCTATCAGGTTTGCGGTGACATCAAGTGTTAGTTTCTTAACGACGGTTTCGGACGTGTTGACCAACCCATCGATAACTACCCGTATTTGATGGTTATTTTGAGCCATCGAACATTGCTTTCCGAATAGCGTTGGTAGAATGTTGTTCCTGATTATCGGATGAATTTTTCAGAGGATCCGGGTTAAGATCAACAGGCACTGCGCTCTTGGCCTCTGGCATCGTTGGCACTGCGCTCTTGGCCTCTGGCATCGTTGGCACTGCGCTCTTGGCCTCTGGAACAGCAATTTGTCCCGTAGTGACGTCAGGAGCAACAAAGGATGTTAATTTGATAAAACCAGCATCCCAAAGACGACGCACTTTATTTCGTTTGGATGCTAATTCTGCAGGTATGGCAGTCCCTGGTATAGTTTGTACACCATTGTAAAGGGTATATTTTGCCCAGACAAATGCAGCATCGGGATGAAAAGATTGCTTCCAATGTCTCAATCTTTGAGTTTTTCGCATGTTGACCCTCGTCATTGAACAATATTATCGAAGAAAGCACCAAGGTCTTTACTTATCAATTTTTGGTCATATGACATTTCAATTTCGACTCTATCACTTGCCAAGTTTTCAAGCCGAAACCGTTTAATTCGCATACCATCGGATCCAGCACCAAGGTATCCCGTCCACGAAAAAGTATATCCTGCTGATGGTGTCAGTAGTCCAGGGGTAATAGGGCGATACGACAACAAAGCATGCTTACCTCCTATAAACTCGTGACTAGCCGTTTGTCCTTCAGCCGTAGTATTTTTAATACCATCCATAATCAAAATTTCGTCAACTTCAAAGAGTGCTGCTAACGCTTCTTGGTTGGCAATTGCTGGCCCAGTTGTTTGTCCCCTGTCCATGCGTCCGACAATATCAGGATGGTCGATAACCGTATCATATGTTACTCGACCAAAAGTCAGTATATTCGGTCTGAACCCTGTAGATTCAAGAACATAACGTTTCATGGTGCGTATGTCTTCAATCGGTGTTGATGCGGCATCATTCCAATAGACAATATTATTACTGGTACCATTAGTTGGGTCAACATTGGGAGATCGAGCGGTTGCCCCGTCAAGAACAAAAGTCCAAACATCACCAGGATCACCAGGGATAAAGAAATTTGATGCCCATAATGATTCTCGATTAATCAATCCCTTATGCGTAACATACTCGGTTGCCTCACGATCTAATTGTATGGGGCTGTCGGCATTGCTGCGAACTTGATCGGGAATGTCTTTGTGCAAAGCTCTAGTTCGAGCATAGTACGTTTCATTGCCTATATCATAAGATCCACCAGCACTTTCTGTTCCTGGTAAGCGTTCTTTCATTTCATCGCGGTTAAACTCGCCTCGATCATAAATAAAATATGCATCGGATTGTTTCGCTACGGGAATGTTTGGAAAAACCCGTGATGCTACAAAATTGTTAGCACTTTGCAGATACGCAATTGAGAGATTAGTCAGTGGTGCATTGACGTGAACATCACCACGGGACGGGGATGTATAGCTCATTTTAAATATTCCTTTTAACCAAGCAAGGTGTGGGCAACTATGTTAAAAACCTGTCCAACGGTAGCCGGGCCAATAGCAATTCCTACTGAGAAATTACCAGCAGTAATAGCCGGAAAACCATTGGCATGCCCAGGATTAGTATCAGAAGGGATAACAAATTCACCAGGGGATACAGTATTATTAGCTCTTACTTTTAAAATTCCTCCAAGCAGCACAACAGGAACCCCACGTCCGGTTGTCTCAACATCAGAAGATGGATTCTCTGCCAAAACACCAACCACTATATTGCTGCTTTCTGTAGTTTTAATTACCCTACCTTCGGTATTGATATGTAGTAAAAAATTCTTACTATCACGTAAATCTTCGCCCGCGATCAAATTTACTGTGGTAATACCTTCATAAATGGCCATTTTCTATCCTCTAAAGTCGGGTAATTATTGCAGACTAGCGGTGTAAAGTTCTCGCCCTTCAGCAGTATCCAATACTCTGGAAAAAGCAATCTCAGGTGATAAATTTGGGTCTTTATCAGTCAATGCCTTAGCCATTTTTTCGAGTTTCGCCTGTGGCGAATGATCTTGGGGTATGCCCTCCATAGTAACACCTTGCGTTTCAAAGGCTTTAGCCATTGCCACATTTTGCGCTCTCAAAGCATTCAAAGCACCAGTACGGTTTTCGGGGGGCATTGCCTCAACAGCTCTCAATAGTGCAGCGCGATCTGCAACTGTACCGGGCATGTATTGCAATTCAATCAGGACACGGTCCTCTAGGCTTTTCTGCAAAAGGGCGGCCTCACTTGCATCAAGTCGTTTCTGCAGTCTATCATTAGATTTGGCCAATGCAATCAGAGAGTCACCTGCTGACTTGCGCATCACCGTACCATCCGTTGTTGTATAGACAACCGGGTCAGATTCTTGAGCATTTTTTTTCATATCGAGTATTAATTTTTCTCTGTTTTCTGGAGACAGGCTCAAAAATTCATCTTTTTTATCTTCATCAGTTAAATTGTCAAAGAATTCTCGATCTTTTGGTGACAAATCTACGATAGATGTTGATCTTTTGAGTTTCCTTTCCAATTTCAACCAATCTTCATCACTACGTTGTTCTTTTTGTACGGTACTTGTCGTTTCATCTTCCATAGTTTTCACCTTATTTGTTATAGGATTATGTCGTTTCATCAGTACGACCGTTGCACCTTCTTGTGCCGGTGTATCAACTGCACTTAGTTCGTCGATTACAAGCTTTTTAATTATTTTCTTCTTCATACTCTACCTCTTTGAGACCACCGATAGAGAATCCTGTCAGTTCTTTGTTTTTAAATTTGGACAACACACCTTCATTCGGGCGCATAGCAACTAGGAGTCCGGTTTTTGTTGTCAGGATACCGAGTGCATTGGCAATCTCAGTTGTCAACGGAAAAGCAAAAACAACGGTTCCAATATCATCGCCGCTATGCATTTCCTTAGCAACCCTGCTATTTTCCATAAAGTTAGTTGCTGATTTAAGCATGACGTTTTCAGGTATATGCTCGTTTTGAAGATCATAATAAGGTTTATCATCTTCAAGACAAACTATTGCAAATCCAAAAACAAGGCCAAGCTCATCATTAAATTTAATCATTTTTAATTCAGTGTTCACTTGCTATCGCCCCGATTCACATTGGATAGACCTACATCTATCTTTCCTATCTACTAGCGCACATTGATGTAAAACTTCTATCTGGAGATCTATAACTGAAACTCGTAATTTTTCTTTCGTTAATAAGTCTGCATTTGTACGACGTAATATCGCGAAATCATTTTGTAATTTCTCAATTTCTTCGTATAAAGTTATATTTTTCATTCTTGTCCTATAAAAATCTTGTAGTTAGTGAACACCGACACTGGATTGTCTCACTTCCAGGTGCAAGCGGATCACCAGGGTATCGCAAATCACCATTTAATCCATGGAAAACCTCGCCGAAATGTGCAGTATCACCATTTAATTTGCGATGAGATACACGTGTGCGTTCGTCACGCGCAGCGATCCATTTGCGAATAAGCTTGTTTGGATCTAACACACCTTGGTCTATTGCCTGTGCGTATGCCTCCTCAGTGCCTTGGTGAACACCTCGCAAAGCTTCTGTACGCGCGATAACTTCCGATCTGTACTTGATGTATCGTTCACGGTAACGATCAACCATTTTGTTGATTTGGGTTTTCGACAACGGCTCTTTATTTTCAACAGACCTCGCTACCGTGCGATCAAAACGCTTGTCACGTAATTCTCTGTTCAGAGCTTCATACGACATATTTTCTAAATGTTTTCGATAGTTATATACTGCCTGTTGCTGATGTGCTGTGAGTCCTATACTCTTCCTGAAATTTCTTGCTTGTTCACGAGGATTTAATCCCCGTTCGGTACCCTCAACAAGTGCTTGTCTCGTAACTTTTATTTGTTCTTCTGTAAAGTTACGAATAAGCTCTAACCTATTTTCGCGAATTGCTTTGACAGCACGGTCGTTCACTCGATCAAAGCCTACAACAACCTCTACGGCTTTGGATATGACCTTGGATCCAGCTATACCCGCAGCAACAAACGTTTCAATCTGCGCACTGACTAAAATGTCAGAACTAGCTTGCATTACTATGGACATAGCCTCGTCTAGTTGTCCATTTAACATCAATCGCTCAATTTCTTCAAGAGTTCCGATGGAAATCTTCGCGTCGATTATAGCCTGAATAAAAGCTTTTTGCATCTGTGTCTCTGCTTTATCCATTAATGTCAACAACCTAGTATATGGGTCAGTCATTATTTTGTTCCTCTGGAGGCTATCCCCTGGTGACCTTTGCCCAGGTGGCCCTCTGGAGGCTATCCCCTGGTGACCTTTGCCCAGGTGGCCCTCTGGAGGCTATCCCCTGGTGACCTTTGCCCAGGTGGCCCTCTGGAGGCTATCCCCTAGGCAAATAGGCAAAGGTCGGGGAGGATGTCAAACTAAGTTTCAGCTTTAAATTCATAAAGTGCCGCTGCAGGATCGAGCTTTACCAATTCCACCAGTTTGTACGTTATACCATCCATAACGACGGTATCATTAACTTTCGGTATTATTTCTGGGTTGATAGACGCACCAAGGATGGAAACGACAGATTCATACATTGCGCCAACTTGACCGGGTCTACGCACCTCTTTTTGGTCCACAAACCCTCTAATGTCGTGAGTCGTCAACGTTGCAGCTACACCACCAGTGGGGTTCTCTGAATCGCGCTCAAAAGGAGGATTGGAGTGGGTCAGTACGCCAGGACGAACACCACCAGCAGAGCTAATTGCGTTATTAACAACTTTTGCAATGTCCAATCCAAATAAATTAGGCATAGCCTTTAGACCTTCCTAATGGCTCTGTGTCGCCGAAACAAGTCTTTGGTGCGTCAGCCCCTGACCCTGGTGCATATGCGCCTACAGCACCACCTATAGCCGCATCTATCGAAATGAAACATCGTACTAGATTATGAATGGTAGGGTCTTTGATAGGACTTCCTTTTGGCGGACCTGCCAAAGTTGATCCAGAGAAGAACTCAACTTTGGCTGAACCAGCCCCAGCTGATTTTATAGTTTGGGTACTAGATCCAGTATCGGCTGTAGGATCTATGCTCACAGAACCAGCTTGGAGAATTGTTGCTGTTTCTACGTCAATTGGCACCTCATCAACTGGGGCTGGGGAGCCATCACAATAAAACATGCCAGTTCTGGGCCATGCGTTCGGTTGATCTTGCTCGCTTCCAGTTTTTGCACCAGACCACAACAATAAATCAAGCCGATTGGTAGCTGCTACTAAACTTTGACTCTTTTGGTCTGTCGTCAATGTCGCCCATGCACCGCTGCGGATAGGATCGACTAATAAACGTCTATCAGCTTGCTCAATTGTTGCATATGCGATGTAGCTATACGTGACCGGGGTACCGGGCGGCTCCGACTCAACTACTATATCAATCGTTGTGATGGTCATACTTAGAACACCTCGAAGATAGTGGCCTTGGACACATCCACAATACCAGTGTCTACCTCCAAATAATGCAATTCACACGAAATCATAATTGCTGTCCCCCCTCCAGTAGGTGCCATGCCAGTAAATTCGTCAACCTGAACCCTAATATCTACCAAATCTGTGAGCATTAAATTAATGTCAAAAGTTTGAATAGAGTTATGTCCTGCAGTAAAACTTAATAATTGTGTCCATGTCCCAGGTACTGACACCGCAATCTTCTGCGCTTGTAATTTCATCCGAAAATCGTAATAATAGTTAAGGTCAGTCGGAAGAGGAATATATGCACCTAAATTAACTCTTATCGTTATATGTTTCAAAAAAACATATTTATTTAGCGGTGATGTAAGTGCAGCAACAGAACCGTAACTATCTTCAGGGGCTATAGTTATCAGTCGCTGATTATCAGAACCACTGTTAAACCAACACTGTAGGGTTCCAATATTATGTCTAGAAGTTCCAGAGCGGATTACCTTGGCAGAGTAAACCCTAATAATATTCTGTGGTATTGTCTGTGGAGCTCTCCCTGTAGTCTCCCTATCATAAGTAAATGGTATAAAATCTCCGTCCAATCCTTCAAACCTGACTTCTTGCGCACCAATTCCAGTTGCTATGTCATCGTCCGATGTCAACCTGAATCGTAGCTGTTTTAAACCTACGAAAGACTGACCGTAATATAGGTTACTAGAGACCGACACAACAATGGGATAATTCGATGCCTCATCAAGATCTTTAACATACCCAGCCGCAACTTTAGAAGTAATACCCGGCACCCTACCAAGTAAATGATTCAGTTCGCTACCATAGTTAATACTGTCATAGCTTTTCTGATCGAAAGAGGTCTCTGGTGGTGGAGTTTCTCCAGGAATGCCAGGAACCTCAACACCGTTTTCGTCTCTACGATCATAAGCAGCTTCTACTAGATCTGCTGTATTTTGATCGGGGGTTATAACAGAATCTCTAATTGCCTCCCAAATCTTCCTGCCCCATTGATCTGACATTTTCTCTACATCCTTTCGTGTAAAAAATATCTGGCCTTCAGAACGAAATATCAAAATAGCATATTTACCAAGAACTAGGTTCAAAATTTGGTTCGTTAGCCAAGTCAACAATACCACCTGATTGCGCGATGACAAACAAACCCTGTTTTCTTGCAAAGCTATCGACACCGCCACCAATGGTCATTCCCGCTACAGCACCCAAGACACGATAACTGGCATACTGTGGGAAAAACAGCTTAAATTGTTGTAATCGCTCAATATGATCTTGGACATTCTCAACAGTCAAGGTACTTTTCACTTCAATCAATACCGCATTATCCGCATTGACAGCTAAAATATCCACCTCCATGTTACGTCCATCGTTCAACCTGCTTTTAACTTTTTGAAAAATTTGATGAACAGGAATATTTCGTGCAGAAAAGAGTCGATTACACGCCGGAGCTACCATATTTTCGACGAACTCGCCCCATTTATTCCCTAATCTGCCTATATCTTGCGAAACCTTGTTTACGTTTTGAGTTACTTTTTCCCATTCACGTTCAGATCTTACCATGGCTTTTTCCCATTCACGTTCAGATCTTACCATGGCTTTGTCGATTTCCAGCATCCTCTGTGCAAATATTTTATCTGATGCCGCTGTAGAATCATGAATTATTTTCAGAACATCATCCAAAGTTACCGCATCACTCATTGCTTCAAATTTCCTATTGTAACAGGATCAAACAGCATATTTAACTCTACGCATGTTGACCATGCTATTATTTATCAGTAGATAGTTTATACGGCAACCACCAGCAAAAGATACCGAAGATGACATAACACGAGCAACAACGTCAGTTTTTTCTGGTAAAATAATCCCCGTGAAATTTATTTTATTTGTAACTCCAGTCATAGATATACTAGACACATCCAATGGGGTATAAACCCCATCCATAGGTCTAGCCAATAAATTCACTAATGAATACCATGGGTAACCTGTTGATTCATTCGCATGTGCTACTAGATTGTAATCTAGCAATAAAGCAGATTTGCCAACGGGAACTGTAAATGCTGCAGCAGTGCTAGCAACTTCTAAAGGATGAATATTGGCAAAGGTACCAATACTTGGATCTTTCCCGGTTTGTCTTATGTTAATAGTGCCAAGGTTTGTATTACCAATACCACAATTAACAACTCTAACATAAGTACACCTACGCCATAAAAGGTCTGTAGTCGTTTCCGTATTCCCGAACATATCAAGTGTGGTAGATACCTCGTTATATTCCGAATCCAACCCAAAAACTTCTATTCTACGAGCACCACTATTATTAATGGCATCTTTCTCGTTATCTGATGAATAACATAGACTTATTAATTCGTGTCGTTGCCCGGTATATAATGATGTTGGTCCTGTCCAAATATCCTGTGGTGATGCGCTAATATCGGCATTAAAACCATATACGCTTTTAGGTACGATTCCAGGCACATCACCTATAGTGGCGGATATGAAACTATCGCTGGAGGTGGAAAGGTAATCAGATATTTTGCGGATCCACTGTTTAGCCATTGACTTATTTCAAATCCTGTAGTGAAGCATCCATATCATTGTCCAAAGTTCTATCGGGCATTAAAGATACCCCCATCATCGCACGTATATCGTTGATGATTGGGTCTGTTTCGTCAAGCATTACACCAGATGCGGCCAAATCCCGCAATGCTGCAGTTATCTGTTCAACACTTAAATGCGCCGCTGTATCGTTCGTGACAGTTGGCATCATTTCTACGGGCCAACCATTTAGACTCCAAAGAACTTTCAACAAATCAGACTCAATACTTTCGGAAATCTCTGTTAAAACACTGTCTACAATGGCCAGAAATGTTGATGTCTTGTCTTTTGAGAGCGCAAAGGAACCCGTACTACTAGACCCTAGCAATAGATGCTCTACACCGAGTATTCGGGCCATTTCTCGATTTATGCGCTCTATTGCAGCGGCATTTTCGGCAAAGCTTGTCGATGATCCTTTGAGGATGTCAATATCCCACTGCTTTTGTGGTGACGGATTTTGTGACTCATCTTGATTTTTATATGTGCCACTATCCAATAAAATACCAAGTCTTTCCGATCTGATATGGTTATCAATAAATGCCCTCAAAGGAGCTTCTAACTCCAACCTTTGAGCATTAGTTATGGTACCAGATGTAACCAGCGCATGCATCTCCATAAATGGCCCACGTCCAATAGGAATACCTCTAAGGTCGGTCTCAAACCCCACACCTTCTAACTGCTCATAACGCTTTAGACGCTTTGAAGGTGCAATGAGGTGCCTAAAGAGTCCTAGACCTTCAGGACTATCATTAAGGGAGTCGTCAACCATATATAGGCATTTAGTACGCGGAATATAAATTTGGCGATTATCCTGTGGTGACATTTGCACCAGCCCACATACTGTACCATCAGTATTCACATCCCATCGGTCAATGGTTATTTGAGCGCGAGGAGCGATGTCAGCAAACGTTATAATGCCGTCTTGATGCTTTGCTGTCCATTCCTGAATGGAAAACCCATAGAACCGATACATTGCCGCACGCCTGACGATGCGGTGCCACGGCGTTGCAGGTGTAACGGTAAGTGCCGATTCTGCCAAACTACTAAATTCATTGTCAATATCGAATTCGGAAGGAACAAATGTCCATTTTGTTTTGGAAATGATACTCAAAAATAACCTAACACCAGTAGAAACGATGCTAGAGTTTGCCAACATCTCGCTATATGTGCGGTACCGTTCTTCTCGACTAACAAGAAGCGAACTTTTCTCGTTATGCTGAATGTATCCACCATAAATCGCGGTACCAGGAACACCAAAATTGATATTAGGCTTTATTTTGTCACGCATAGACGCCAAATGCGGGTCTAATGGTTTGGACTCTTTCATAGGCTGTTTCTCGATTTGGTACGCTTAGATAGCCTCCAGAGGGCCACCTGGGCAAAGGTCACCAGGGGATAGCCTCCAGAGGGCCACCTGGGCAAAGGTCACCAGGGGATAGCCTCCAGAGGGCCACCTGGGCAAAGGTCA